GTGGCTGGAACATAGCTACTTTATCTTCGATTAGTTTATGGAACGCTACCATACCACGCTCACCAGTCATGATTAAGAATTCACGACGATCTTCAGATAGAATGTTAATCGAAAGCTGTAAACCAACTTCCATTAAGTAATCTAGTGATAGCTTATTGTAGTAGAAACGATAAGAAGGAGAAATCTGATCACGGAGACCAGCTGACTGCTTAATAGTTTCGCCGTTACCAGCTTTGTTTACATAAGTACCATCACTACGTTTGTTTGATTTACCGTAGAAGAGAACGTTGTTCTTTTCACGCATCCATTGCCAGTCACAAACAGCTTCTTGCCAACGAGTCCAAGTAACTACTTCTTCTCCTGATGGAGTTTTCATCTTAATCAAAAGAGGACGGTCATGCATGTTACCAGGCACGATGTATTCTTTAGAGATAGTTGTGAAGTCATTACGCATCTCGAAGTGAGAGCTGAATTGTGTACCACCGAATTCGTCAGTAAGTACGTTAGTTGTAACACTGTATTCCTTAGAAACTCGTCTTCCAGCAGAAAGTAATCCCGCAGGGATAGAGAAGTTTTGATCAGGACGCATGTGCTCTACAGTGTAGATCCAAGTAGTTCCATTAGGTCGTCCTTCGTCAACAATACGAACACCGTATTCACGGTCATCGAAGATTAAGAAGTCAGATTTCTGGAAGAAACGCTCAACTAATTCGAGTTCGAATGGTTGATTAGCGATACCAGGATGCGCCATGTCAGGTGCAGTGTAACTAACAATAGCGATTGCCTTGCGGTCGTCGCCTTTCATTTTCCAGGAGTATTCTCCATCATGATCAAGAACTTTAGTAGGATATTTTCCTAGTAATGTCTGAACACCACGCATACCCATGTAATTGAATACCTCAACCATTGTGTCCATAACTTTCTGAACATCATTTTGGAAGATATTATATAAGTGGGTATCCTTTGTAAGTCCAGACCATGATTTTGCAAAACTTACCTGTAACGGTGAAATTTTTTGTGTTGCCATAGTTTGTTTAAATTATTTTGTGTTTAAATTTTTCTTTTTGATTTGATATAAGCAAGTGCCTTTTCAGCGTCACTCTTTAAATCTCTTGGTTTGTCTTGGTATGTAGATACTGAATTCTTAACTTGCTTAGTTACTTTTGTCTTAATCTTGTTCTCTATCTTAGATAGGTCACCTTTCATAAGGACAACAAACTGAGCTACTTTAAATTGCATCTCAGGATCTGAGAGCATTCTTTGGTATTCAGTCATACCATCTTTACCTACTTTAGTTGTAGCCTCGAATAAACGTGGCTTATCATCTTTAGATAAAGGTACTCCGTTGATAAACTCATTAGCTTGCTCAATCTTCGTTTTCAACATAGACAGGTTTTGAGCCTCTTGTTTTTCACGCATTTCTTGAGCCTTCTGAGCTTCCTTCTCCATCTCAGCAATCTGCTTTTCCTTATGGTTCTTAACGAACTTTAAGGCTTTAGTAGCTTGTTTACCTAATAGATTAGCATCCTTGTAAGTTTCAATAGTTTCCATAATATCCTCAGTTGACTCTCCCATTAAAGCTAATTGTTCTGCAACAATACGCTCTGCTAGAGTTTCATCTTCCTCAAGATCTTCAGCGGTAAGTTCACTCAAAGCATCTTTATCAGCCTCAATTTCTAAAAGGGCATCCAATGGGACTCCTTTCTTGAACTTCTCGTTGATCTCACGGATACGTGGATCTAATGATTCTAGAGCTTTCTTTTCTAGGGAAGCTGCTAGCTTCTGCTCTACCCATTCTTCTGAGTCTTCAAACTCTTCTTCCTCAAACTCTTCTAACCACCCCTTACTTTGTAAGTAAGTAGCCCAAGCTTTGTTTTCCGAGTCAATCTCAGTCTGTGTATTATCATCTGGTTGAGGAATCTCAATTTCCTCTTCTTCATCATCCTCAACTACTTCCTCTTCAGGTTCTTCTGTTTCAGAAGCTTTAGGGGTAGGTTTAGAGAAATCTTCTAAGCTCTCTACTTCAGGAATGTCTACTTCTACATCATTAAGAGTTTCCTTACTCTTACTAAAAGAAGCCATATCCTCAATGATAGGGAAATCGCTTGGTAATGATAGGTTTTCAAAATCTAATTTTTCTGCCATCTCTTTTCTTTCTTCACGTTAATTTTATGCAAAATTAGGTAAATGTGGTTGCTAGAACAAGTACTTGGTTTAAAAAACTTTTTCTTTATATAGCAACCACACGTTTTTAGTCCTTAAAATTCAGTCCAATCCTGAGCATTAATCTTGTCAGTAAAGTACTGTGCAATAACTACTTGTTTCTTATCTGTGTTCGCAGATACAATGTTAGATAGCATTGCTATGATATCCACATCTTTAGGTTCACGCTGATTAAATTGTGTCCATACATCGAAATTATCTGTACCACTCCACGTTACCGTAGTCGGAAAGATATAATTTTCTAATGCTGGTGCTAAATCTACGATAGCAAATGTACTACCAGTAGAAGGATCGTGTAATAGTTTTCCCCCGTTAGGAGTTTCGTAAGCTTTAATCATTTTATTATTTTTTTATTATTTTTTTTCTAATGTAACTATAATCCAAGTTCCCTCTACTATATTTGGGAAGGCAATAAAATTCATTAGTCCAAGAATAGAACTCATTTTATTTTCATTAATAAATGACGTAGCTGATGCACAAGTAAATAAAATATTTTGAGAAGCAGGATTTAAAAGTTGAACTATAATAGGAATAGCATCTGCATCTAATGGTGGAAATTCTAAATTCACATCTGATGTAATAGAATCGAATGTAAGTTGATAGAATTGATAACCAACATTCATTGTATAATCAGTAAATATTTCTGATTCGACCCAATAATTAGGAGCAAAATTGAAATTTTTAAATTTCAAACCAGTAGAACTACTATCATCTGAATATACAATCATGTTATTATTAACAGGTTTTTCAATAGGAAGTATAGTTCCTTTATTTGCATCATACACCCAAAATGTTCCTTTATCTACTAATGTAGCCTCTAAAGTTTGTCCTTGTATATTAGCTAAAAAGTTATTACTAGAAAATCCTTGGACATCCCCATCAAGAGGAAGAGGACCTCCCCCACCACCGTCTTCTAAAGCAGTCACTCTAGTTGTTAAATTATTTACTTTTTGGATTAATCTCTCAATTGAATCCTTTTGAACTATTCCCCACATTATTTTTTACTTGTTGATTTAGGTTTATTTTTAGCGTTAATACGCGCTATTTGTAAGTCGTTAGCCATGTTTTGTTTTTCAACTTTTAACTTCTCAGTCTCAAGTCTTTCCTTACTAGCTAATTCTCTCTCCTTTAATGAGAGTTCTTTTTGTTTCATTTCTTTCTCAGTACGCAACTTCATAACTTCATTAGCGTGCTTAGAGTGTAACTCTTGTTGTGCTAATGCATGTTCAGCTATTTGCATAGGATCAGGTATACCATCACCATTACCATCAAGGTCTTGCTGTCTAGCATATACCCCAATCTCAGCCACTCTAATCTTAGTCTCATTAGTACTATCAGCAATGTATTTCTGCATCTCAAGTTTAAGTTGCTCCATTTGTTCTTGCTTAGCAAGCATCTCTTGTTGCATCTTCTGATTCATTTGAGCTTCCTGCATACCTTGTTGTTGACGCTCCTGCTCTGCTCTAAGTGTCTTATTCTTAAGATCAGCTATAGACTCAGAGTTAAAGACATCTGCTATTTGACTAAATGATAACTTGTCTGATTGAAGTGCAAAGCGTAAGTTCTCCTTAAATGCTTGCAAAGCTTCTTGATCTCTGATTGAATCAGAAATGAATACACCATAGTCAGCATTGTTAAACTCATCACCATCCACCTCAAATAGAATCTCTGACATGTCATCAGCAATGTACTGGAACTGTTTCTTTTTATTTATCAAGCAATCCTTAGCTACCTCAATTAATGCCTCACATACACGTAACTTGGTATAGTTATGTACACGAAACCATTCCTCAGTAATATTAGATGATTGCTGAACTGCTCTCTCGGTGTTACCAACCAGCTCAGATGAAGAGATAGATCCCTTACGCTGACGACTGATACCTGAAGTCATTTCTATTTTTTCCTCAATAAACTCTAGTAGCCTAATGTTGTATTGAATACTATTACCCATCTCTAAATCTAAAGACTTAGTTTGGGTTGATTGGTTTACATCACCATATCTCTCTGCTTTCTTACCTTCATTGTATGAGTTAACGAAAGCTATCTTCATTGATTTGATATAGTACAACCACTTCTCAGGCTCCCAGTTATCAGGGATGAGAGAGGTATCAATTGTAGCTACCTTACCAATATTGGTTGCAATAAGTAACTCAGTATTGTACCAGATAATTAAATATAAGTAAATCCAAGGAACCATTCTGTCCATCAATGATACAGCTTGTGAGTTAAGTGCACTGTAAAGCGTACCAACATAACCACTCTTACACATAGATAAGTTATCCATGCTTCTGAACTGATTCTTACGAGGCTGTACATTAACGAAGATACCTTTGTCCTCATTACCAATTAGTGTTCCTTCCCAGTACTCACTGATCCAGAACCACTCGATGTATTGTGTAGGATCTTCCTTATCAATCTTGAAGTACTCATCAACTGTTTCCTCTACCATCTCCCCAGTTTCAGGGTCCATGTAGTGCCAGCTACCTTGTTTCTTAAAGGACTTCCAACGTACACGATGTACTGGAATACCCTTCTCAGAACCATTAGAAGCAAAGTGGTAGATTGAATCTACCTCAGGTACTTCCATTAAGTTAACCATTTTATAAGGGTTGGCTATGTTCCCTTGATATGTTTCCTCAAGCTCTTTAATCTGATCTTCAGTTAAGCTTT